GAATAGAAGGTTTCATGCCACGCACAACTTCACGGCACTTCGTTGCTACAACCCGTGACCGGCCCTCTTCATAGCCAATGTCAACTTCCCCATCAAAGTAACGCTGGGCTTTAATCCTCTGGGGCGCTACTTCGCTGTCAATGAAATCTTGAGCATCCTCTATTGCTTTGGAAACAATGCTTTCAATCTGTACTTCGTCTAATGGTTCTAAACGCATGTTGCTTCCTTTATCGTGCCATATTCAACAAACCTTGACGATTTGTTTCTTGTGTTACTTGCTGCACAGTACCTCTCCGAACACCAGCCCGTGCCGCGCCAGAAAGCCGCTCAATACTACCTATTAAATTTTGCAAACTTTCTGTGTCTGTTAAAGCCCGACGAACAACGTCTGGATCTTCAGAAAGTAAAACAGATAGTATTTGCGTTCTTTGTTTTTCGTTCAAATCTGGCTTTAAACTTTCTGCAATTTTCATTCCAACTCGCATGGCTGTCATAGGATTAAAAATATTGCTTATATCTTCAGCCGTTATGTCTGCGCCAGTGCGCTTACTTGCTTCTTGTACCAATGCAGTAGACGGGCCTTTTATAATTTCGCCCATAGCTGTTTGTGAAGTTGCCGCTTGCTGAACTTTTTGCAAAGTATCTTCAATTTTATTTGGCGGGTAAATTGCTCTGAAAATCTTACCTTCTTTTGTTTCAGCATCACGCAACTTATTCATTAAATTAGTGCCGCCAGCTTGTTCTATTTTTTGCCTGATGTTTGCTAAAGCCCCAGCCCTTAATGACCTTAATGCCTGTTCATCATCTAAAATATCACGCAAGTACAAATCTACATCATCTGAAGATTTATTTAAAATTGACAAGCCATAATCATATGCATCTCTAGCCGTTCTAACTTGGGATGCATTGCGCCTGACAGATTGCAACTCATCAGACTGTTTATTAATTAGTGCTTCTAATTCTGTTCTTACTTCAGCATATCTATTGCCCATCGGATTTCCAGATCGGAACATTTCTTGGGCTTTGTCTCTAAAGTATCGTCTAGCAGCTTCACCTTCCTCTAATGTTGGCGCTCTAAGAAGTACAAATTCATCATCCTTTTTGCCAATAAGCTTTGTGCCTTTTGAAGTACCTGTTACAAAATCATTTAATTCCTCTGCAACTCTAGGATACTGACGAACACTAGATTGCATTACATTCGCAATGCCTAAGTCTGCGGGCGATTTAAACAAAGGCACATTTTTATATGCTTCACCTTCAGCCCGTTTAACCTGAGCATCAAAATCTGCTTGTATTGCTTTCGGATTTTTCCCAGCGTCACTTGCATTAAGAGCTAAATACTGCTCAATTTCGCCCATAGCTTCATCGCGCTTAAGTTTAGGTCTGCCAATTATATTTGCTGCTTGATCCCCCGAAAATGTCTGCCGAACCATCGTTTCGCCAGCACCACCTTTTGCCATTAAGCTTCGCACAGTCATTCTTAATGTTTCATTTTCAGCCATTATTTCGCCGTTAGCGACACGCTCTGCTGTTTCATCTATCGTTAATCCAGTAGCGTCTGCTAATCTCTGCAATTCTGCTTGAACAGCTTTCCCACCTCGCGGGCCAAAAACATTTTTTGCTGTTGATATTAAAAAATTAGCTCCAACCGCGACAGGGTAAGTAGCCGCTTGAGCAACAGGCCCAAAAGTAGCCCCTAAAGCTGTTCCCGCAGCAGTGCCTTTCAGCCGTTCAGCAGCACCACCTTCTGATGTTCCAAACCCATAAGCCGCACCTTCAACAGCACCAATTTTAGCTGCTTGTTTTGCACTTTCTGCAATCTTTTGCATCCGTGATGCGGTGGCGGGCAAACTTGATCCTCTTGTCGCAAATGCAGCAGCAGCAGCAGGAATTGCAGCACCACCTATTTCTGAAACTGCGGAGCCTATCGGGAACTGCTGACGATATTGATCCAGCATTTGACGCTCACGACCTAACGCTTCATAATATGGCGCACTTGCTTCACTTTCTTCACCGCTAACCGCTGCTGCTAAAGCTGCTTTAGGTGATGATGCAGCCGCAATCGCTTCATCTGATAACCCAAAAGTAGCGCCTTGCAATGCAGCGCGACCAACTCTACGCGGTTTGACAGAATTATATATTTCTTCTACCGCATCGCTGCGCTCTACTAATGACATAGATTGCCATTTTTCTTTATCTTTTATTGTAATTGGTGGCAAACCTTGAATGAAGATTTCATTACCGACTACTCTTACATCTGGTTTGACAGCCATGAAAACACCTATCCTCCAAATTCAACGGTCAAGCCGCCGCTTGTTGTAATTGTTTTGCCATCACTTGTTGCTGTAAAACCACCAGCATCTTCTATTAATTTCTTAATGCTTGCGACTGTTGCATTTTGTTCCCACATTTTGCGATCAACATCTAGCATTGCTCTTTCTGCCTCGCTTATAGTTAGACCGCCTTGATCTTTTGGCATTCCAACCCTTGTAGCAATTTCTGATTTACTTTGTATAATTGAGTTCTTCGCCAACATTAAATCAAGCAATGCAGCATTAGCCTGTGGTGAATTTCTCAAACTACCCAAACTATTTAACATTCCAGCATATTCTATATCAGATGTTGAACCTGACCCTTCAACACGCAGTTGAGGCGCAAGCTGTGTGCGTAAAGATTGAATAGCAGCACTGACATCAGTGGCCTCTGGAAACAATTCCAGCAATCTACCCGTAATTGGGCCATTTGGAGCAACCTGATACAATTGCTTTAACGCATTAATAGTTAAATTATTTGCACCGGCCTGACCCGCTTTCTGCTGTATCTTTGCAAACTCTGTACCTAATCTTTCGTATTTCTTTTTGAAAAACTCATCTTCTGCCCCAGCAGGGCCACCAAGATTTATCGTTTGGCCACTATCAGCAAATTTTAAAGCTTCTTCCTGCGTCATTCCTAACTGATTGATTGCATATTCATAAGCTTGCACTTTGCTTGGCTTCTTAACCTTACCAGCCGCCATCATTGCCCTAGCATTTGCAGCAGCTTCAGTTTGACGCAATCTTTCGTTGGCCTGAACCTCGCCAAGATAGCCTGAGAAGCCCTGAGAGGCGTCCAGAGCGCGTGACTGGACCGCTTGCAGATAACGTGCTGCAACTTGATCGCCCGCATCAGCCCGTTTCTGTAGCTCCGCTATGGTGCGGTTGCGAGCCTGACCTTGCATTCTAGCCTGACCAGACTGCATCATTTGCTGCCGGTAATTAGCAGATTGCGGGTTCATAGGGTTTAGAACAGATGCAGCCATTCCCAAGCGGTTTGCAAAGTTTAGGCCGGTTTCCTCATCTGGACGCCTTACACGATCAAGTAAACCTAATAGGCCGCTTCTAGGTGCTTGGTTTGGGTTCATACTCATCTAAAAATCCTCTAAGCGAATTGACCAGCCGCCATAAGATAGTCAAGAAATCCTGCGTTATAACCTTGCTGCTGACCCTGCAAGTTAGGCACACCAGACATAGCGCCCAAGAACGTAGCCAATCCCTGCTGTGGAGCGCCGGTATATCCCGCATATTGTTGCTTTCCAGCGTTTATAAGATCCTGCATCATTTGACGCTGCTGCTGACCTTGCTGCATTTGCTGTTGCTGTATTGCCTGACCGTAGCCAAACGATTGGCCACCCAACCCAGCCATTTGCTGCGCTGCGCCCAAACGTGTACCCATTGCCGCTTGTTGAGCAGCAAGATTTTGTGATTGCGCAGAAGCCCTTTGACCAGCCGCATACTGATTAGCTGCCGTTTGAGCAGCAACATCCTGCCCTGCGAGGCCAAGAGCAGTATTGTACCCTTGCTGACGCATTCTGGTAGCCGTGTCGGCCATTTGCTGAGTGTAACCCTTCATAGCTTCACCCATAGCAACACCATGCCGCGAACCGCCAAAAGCTCTGGCCTGTTGCGCTTGAGCATCTAGCTGATTCATTCCCAACTGCGCTTGCGTACCAATATCTCGCATAGATTGCTGGACAACCTGCGTTTCATACGGATTTGTATATGGAGAAAGATTTGTTCCAGCTATTTGACCTGCCTGATAACTCTCAGGCGTAATCCCCATTGGAGTAAAGCCTAAGCCTTGCTGAGTAGTAGCCAAAGCTGCTTGCTGCGCACCAGAAGCTTGCTGGTATGGATTTGCAGCCATTTGTGGGTTTGCACCGCCCGCCATATTACTTTCCTCTTCTACCGCCGCTCTGCATCTCTAATGCAACAGGCTGTCTTGCTGGTGTACGACTTCCCATTTCACCCGTCACAGGATCAATAAAAAAACTATTATAATAATCTGCTTGCGCTGGGCGTCTGGCCTCTAACTCGCTCACTGCTTGCTCAAAGATTGGCGCTGAAGAATAACCCATAGCCCCGCCTTCAAATTGAGTAGGCGCAGGAAGATACTGCTGCCCGCCAGTTGTAGGCATACCAAATGCGCTTGCCATAACATCAGAGCCTTGAAAAGAAGCTTGCTCTAATGGCGACATAGCCGCAACATCAGGCCCATAAAAAGGCGTATAAGGCATTGCCGACAAGTCGCGGCCCATTCCTATACCTTGCTGATAACCAGTTTCTAAAAACTTAGGAACTGTTGCTTCTGTTGTAGATGATCCACCACCACCAGACATTTTTAAAACTCCTTAATAAAGTTTGCGTGTAGCATTTTCCAATTTAACGGAGCCAACGGTTTTTTCCACCCTAAACGACCCGCCATGATCGCAGCTTCGCAATCTTGTTCTTTTGCCCATGCCTTAACATCATTGTCCATGTCTAAAATCTGATCCAATTCGCCACCAGCTAAGAATATGTTTAAAACTCGCTTCTTAGGATATACCACAATTTCAGTAACAATACACCCCTTGGGCGCGGGCCATAGTTGCATACGGCCATCTGCAATGCCGCTGGCTATATCTTCCCATTCATGTGTGCCGCCACAATACTCTAGGGCGTCCTCTATCCAAGGTTTGCAACGCTCTAATTGGTTTACATAAATGTCTTTCATCCGTGCAGCCTCACCATAGATATAGTTGCTGACGGCGTAGCTGGCGCGAATGCAGTTGCGGCCACTGCTTCTAAATAACCGTTTGTGCTGTTAGTCGCCCACATGACCTCTATGTAATCTCCTGCGGAAAGTTGCAGTATCGCTGACTTTGTAACGACAAGAGTTGACCCATTTTGGTGCAACGTGTTTTCCATTGCAGATTTAGGAATATCTGTGCCATTAATTCTAACCCAAAACCACATCCTAACAGTTGAACTAGATGTCGAGGCCATTTGCATTGAATATGTCACAGAATATTGCCCAGCCTCGTCAACGACCAAACGCGAAGCTGGCGTCCCGTTCGTTATTCCTTCAGCTAAATCCTGAGTAAACGTCAGCGCGTATGCCGTATTTATTAATGCCGCTGTCTGATCTGTGCTGATGGTGCCATCGTAATGTCCATCTTCCAGCACTATCTGCCGAAACTCGCCATTCTTCGACACGACAGGGTAGCCGTTTACGTTATCCCATAAAATAACGCCGTTCTCAGACGGATTATCGTCTGACGTTTTAAATCCAAGCTTTGCTAGGTTTTGCTGCAAGTATATTGTTAGCTGACGCCCCCACTGGCGCAAGTCGGGGCCAATAGGGGGTAATACTGGAACCGGCATTACCTGCGGCCCCCAGCTTTCATATCAATTCGCATGTTGCCAACCCTAAAGTCAGACAAGATCGCTCCATCAACCCGCATACGAACCTGCCGACCAGTAAATCTTACTGACGTTGGGTTTGCAGTTGTGAATGGCCCATGACTTGTCTCAGCGCCATTTGGATAAAGCCGCGTCTTAAACGTGACGTTGACATCGCCTTGCGTTTTTTCATCAGGGATAAGCTCAGTAACACGCGCAACTTGATCTCCCGCGCCAATAGATATTGGCCCGCTTTCGGCAAAGATTGATGAGTTATCTACGTTAAGACCCACTTCATGCTCATAAATGTCGCTGTCTGAATTATGGCCCGCAAGAAATGGATAACGGAAAACACCACGCTGAACGCCAGCCGTGCGTGATAGGTTGCCGATTAGCCAATGGCCTTCCTTGTAGTCATAAGCAACGTAGCGGTCTATTTCAGTAGCTCCTTCAGAACAATAGAACCACCACACCTCGCCGTATTGGCCGTTGGCAAACGACCAAACCTTTGATTGCTGCGCTGGATTAAAGTCACCAAACACATAGTCGAAGACATCGCAGGGTATTTCTTGAACGCTGTTACCGTCAAACCTAAAGAAACCGCGCTGGCCCATCCAGAATACGCCCATATCAACGTCAGACGCAGCTTTGCGGGATATTGCCCCACATGATGTGCCAACGCGCTCAAAGCCATACACATAAGGCGGGCCAAGGTATCTTGCTGTGTGGGCTGATGTGTCCGTTAGAATAAGCGTCTGACCTCGCGTTCTAACTCCCTGCATAATCTGACCGCTATCGGCAAGCTCAATATCACCAGCCTCGTTTGTAGCTGCTGGCGTCCATACTGTGTTGTTTTCACGATCACACCACGAAATCTTACGCGGGTTGTTGCCGCTGCCTAACGCAAAGATAAAGCGCTCTTCCGTTACAACTAGACCAAGATTGCCAGTAGGGGCATTTGCAATCGGCGCTGCCTTAACTGCTGGGTTTAACTGCCACTCCAACAAACGCCCGTCATCTTTATTTATAGCGACAAGGTATTCACCCCAATTCTGTATGTTCCACTGGGTAGCCTCTTCTGGAACAGCATTGGCGTTTTGCTGGATCGGAGTACCATAAAACCCGTCACCATAAAATCCGTATCCGTAACCCGTTTCGACTTCCGCATTTTCGCGGCCTGTCGCTAGGTCTGTTGGAGCAATGTCGTACACAGTGCCACCGCCGGTCATGGCTTTAAGTTCGTTATATGAACCGCCAGCCGCATATGCCGTGCCGTTATTCGCTTCCCATGTATGCATCCCGCGCACTACATTCGTGCAGAACGATGTCTTGCGTTCTTGCCAGCCGCCAATTGGTCTGAGGCTGTTATCCCGCCATCTCACCAAGCTGCCATCGCGCCAGCGGCCAGACTGCTCTAAATCAGTTCCGTTGCGGTAAAATCCGGCGGGGATGTCAAGCGGCACAAGCGTCATGTGTTTATCTCATAATAAGTTACAAATATAGCGCCGCTAGATCCGTTTGCAGAAGACCCCGCCCCGCGCTCAGACGCAGAGCCGCCTGACCCAGCGCCATAATTACTACCCCCATCAGATGCACCCGCTGCGCCGCTAGAGTGCTGCACACCAGCGCCGCCCCTAAACGTAGCGCTTACGTTAGAACCCCACTCAGAAGGCTTTGTCGGCGCGTCAGTTGTTTGTGATTTTGCGTAACCAGATTGATTAACTATGTAGCCGGTTTTGCCGCCAGAACCTAAATTTGGGCTACCACCGCCGCTAGCGCTTGACTGGTCACCGCCAACAGAAAGCGCTGGGCCATAACCACCAGTGTAATTACTTTCACCCCCACCAGCGGTGCCGCCGTATGATCGAGAGCAAGTACCCCAATCACTAGTGTCAGTGGTAGTAGATGCAGATCCAATAGCTACTGTTTGTCTTCCAGCAAATCCTCTTGAGCCGCCATACGCAATTATAGTGAGACCAGACCCATTAGGGTTAAACGTTGTAGTACCCCCATTCCGACCTGAGATCGCGTAACCACTACTAGCAGGATAAGAAACGCCCGCAGCACCACTACCAATACTGATACTAGCAGAAGTTATACTGTGATCTTGTACTGAATATCTACGGAATGCTGTACCACCTGCACCGCCACCAGAGGCAACCTTTTCACGCCCGCTATCAGTTGAGTGACCCCCGCCAGAGCCGCCGCCGCCAAGCACATAAACATTATATTGGATGCAACCCGATTGCGCTGGCGACCAAGAAGACCCGCTAGTAATCGTTTGCGTTGAACCTTTTTTTCTTAATATTCTATTTTTGCTGCGAAAATTAGATACTGATATAGCGCTACCAGAAGAGGGTAAGCTGCTTGGAACTGGGCCAGTGCTGCCGCTCAAACTGCCGCTCAATGACACTGCGCCCGACCGGCCATAATATGATCGCAACTCGCTCATAGATATTGCGCCGCTTGCGTGACCAAAATTATCTATAGAGGTTATAGTCATTACGCACTACCAAATGCAGTTACATCGTTTTCTACAGTCAACGCACCAGAGCTAGACAGCGCAAACCGTGCCGTGCCGTTATAAAAAAACTTTAAACTCGATCCAGATTGAGAAATTGTCCAATTCCCAAGGTCAACAGTTGTGGCGTTGACTGTCGTAGAATTTAATGTCGTGATTGTAGCTGAAGCATTAGACCCACCCAGCTTGCCGTTAAGCTGCGTTTGAATATTGCTCGTAACGCCATCCGTGTAATTAAGCTCTGCTGTAGTCGCAGTGAGGCCATCAAGCTTGTCGAACTCAGTTGTGGTTACGCCGGTTGCCCGCAAATCCTTTGCGTAATTTAAGTCAGCAGCATCTCCAGTAAAGCCGTCAAGCTTATTAATCTCCGCAGCATCAGCAGTAACAGCCGCGCCGCCGACCTTCCATGATCCAGCAGTTAAGTCTGGGGTGCTTGCGGTGTTACCGTTCAGAACGTCCACAACGTCATCAAGTGCCGTGTTGATCGTGGTTCCCCACGTATTCTCACTGCCGCCGACTGTGGGTTTGTTTATGCTAATCGTCATTTAATCGCCTCGCGCTTTTTTGCACTATATATCATTTTGCCAGCAAACACTATGCTGCTTCCTGCTCCGTCCAAGCCGGTGCCGTAGACCCCTGCTCGGTCCATGTCTCCGCGCCGATTGCTTGCTCCGTCCATGTCTCTGGCCCGACAGGCTCGACCTGCCACTTAAATCGCGCTGGGCCAACAATCGGAGTGCCAGCCGTGATCTCTGCGCCCGAAAGCACATGGTTTACGGTGATCGCGCTATTGTCGATAGTCGGAGCGCCAGCCGTGATCTCTGTCGGGATAAGCGAGTGAACGCTGGTAAGAGTTGGCTGAGCAATCGTTGGAGCGCCCGCAGCTATTCCATCTGCCGCCAAGGCGATGTTTTGCGCCACGCTTGGAACGCCTACGACTGGGCTTCCCGCAACAATGTCTACCGGCGCAAACGAATAATCTTCTGCAAGTGTAGCCGCCGCAACGGTTGGTGCGCCAGCCGTGATATTGTCGGCTGTAAGCGCGAAGTTTTCAATCGCAAGCCCACTGTCTGCCAGTGGCGCAGATGCGAGTGGGCTAAAGCCTAACATCAGTCTGCCTCTGCAATCGTTAGCTCGCCAGCCTCAACCTGCCGCATGATTTCAAAGTAGTGGCGGTTGGCTGGGTCTAGGGGGATGCTCATAGTTACGCCGTCAATAACACATAGGATAGACGCTATGTTGCCATCAAGCCCATTGCCATACTTGGCCGATGTAATGTTCATACTATCCATGATTATAGCTCCGCATCAAAAGAAATATGATCGCCCGCATTATAAACCTGCATCCACGTTGCTTGCCCAGCCGTCCTGCTAGGTGTATCGGCCCTAAGCCTTAAGGCTTGCTCCCCTGAAGCGTTATTATCTATTAAAAAGTTAGCCGCTGCCTGATCTGATCCCCCTGCATAGTAAACACGGGGCATACTTGAATATGAAAGGCTAGGAACTGCTCTCATCCGCACAGGCAATGGGAAAGCAAAATAACACTCTGCTGCTGAATATCTCGTGCCAGATGCAACTATAGGCGACTGCCCAGATCTTTGTATTCTATGATAATACCTCTGGCACTTCGCCAATGTATCCCCGTAGCTTTCGTGCGGGAAGGCGATAG